CAACACAAGTAACAAACGTACACGCATTTGAGACACAAGATTCTGTCTTTGTAATGTGCGAAACATCTACCAAAGCAGTATATATGTCTTATGGTGGTGCAATTATAGACCCAGAAACATCAAATGCATCTTGTGCAGAAAGTGATGGTAAAATCTATGGCTTGTGTTCAACAGGATATGCACTTGCTGGTGGTATTTCTATATCTGCATATGCAAACAGCACTCTTCTTTATTTTGATGGTGGTGCAGGCGGAACTAAAAATTATATTATGACTTTTGGAACTTCTTCTGTTGTTGCTGCTTATAGAGCAAATGGTCTTGGCGCAACAACTACTACTGTATTAAGAAACACAGCAAATGAATACGTTCAACTACCATTATATATGATGAAAAATGATGGTACTACATTTTATGGTAGATTAAGAGAAGTTCTCATGTTTACACAAGGCTTGAACAACACAAAACTTGTTGCTTCTAGTGTACCAAGTGGATATGTGGTTGGTGCAAATTCAACTACTGTTGGTCAAGCAATATTATTAAAGGCATAAAAATGGCAACAATAAAAGATTGTATCTTATCGTTTTTAACAAACGAAAACATTGAAATAACAAAAGTTAAAATAACTAAGTTGTATCAATATCAACCAACAATTGAAGTGAACAACAAAACGATTGTTGTTGAACTATATGAAGCAGAATATGATGAAGAAGTTTGTGAGTTTTATGATGTAAACAACACTCTTGTTCACAAAGCAAAAGGTTTTAGTTCTCTAATATAAAACAAAATTGGTATTTTGTAATAAAGAACACTATTTATTTTGAATAACCATAATTGGAGAATATTTAATGTCTTTGCTTGATGAAGCCATAGTAGATGCTATTACACTTAAAGAAGCCGCATTAAAAAATGCAGAGGCAATGGTATTGGAAAAATACTCAGTTGACGTAAGACAAGCATTAGAAAATCTTCTAAACGAACAAGAAGATTTGGGTGCTAGTGATTTGGGTGTTGCGCCAACAGTTCCAAACATAGGTACAGTACCAAGCGAAGAAACAAACATAGTTGATGATCTTCCTTTTGCTTTTAAGGATAGAAACTCAAAAGGCATCCAAGACAAAGAAAAACTCTGTGATAATCAACCATGCCCAGAAGATGAAGAGCAAGTTGAAATTCCATTAAAGAATATCGCAGAAGCACTTAACATTAAATTAAATCGTGTTCAAAAAGATACAAACGTTTTTGAAGTTGATAAAAACGAATTATTAAATGTGTTTGAAGAATTGACAGTAGATGCAAGAGTTGTTCCACACGGACACGTTTATCTTGCAACACAAGCAGAAATCGAACATGCTTTTGATATTGCCAATGCAAAGAAAGTCCAAATCGATAAAGAAATGGAAGAAGAATATGGCAAAGTCAAAAAAGAAAATAAAGAATTAAAAACAAAAGTTTTATCTTATCACAATAAGATGAAAGAGTTAGTTCCAGTAGCAGAAGCATTAGCCAACAAAGTTGAGCAATACGAAGCCGCTGTACAAACTCTTCAAGAGAAACTTGACAATTTAACATTATCAAATGCCAAGTTACTCTATAAAAATCGCGTTTTAAGCAACCCCTCCTTGAATGAGCGACAAAAGAATAAGATTGTCGAATCGCTTACTAACGCAAAAACAATAGAACAAGCAAAAGTAATTTATGAGACACTTCAAAGCACAACGCAAGGTGCAAATACTGCATCTGGACCAAAATCGTTGAGCGAAGCAATCGAAAGAAATTCAATGTCTATTGCAGAGAGAATAGATCGCAATTCAGTAACATCACCTGTTATTGATAGAATGCAAATTCTCGCAGGTATTAAATCAAAAAATAAATAACATTTAAGGAGTTATTATTATGTCTATTATTCAAAAATTAACAGAAGGCATGGTCCACAGAGACTTACGCAAAGAAGGTCATGCTCTTCTTCAAAAGTGGGAAAAAACTGGCCTTCTTGAAGGCATCACCGACGAAAGAACTCGTCACGGCATGGCTCGTTTGCTTGAAAACCAAGCCAAAGAACTTCTCCGTGAATCCTCAACAATGGCTGCTGGCGATGTTGAAGGTTTTGCTGCCGTAGCATTTCCAATCGTCCGTAGAGTATTCGCTGGCTTGATCGCAAACGACCTCGTTTCCGTTCAACCAATGTCACTCCCAAGCGGTCTTATCTTCTTCCTTGACTTCAACATTTCCTCAACAGCAGGATCTGGACCAAGATTAGGATATGCTGCTGGTGACTCCGTATACGGTGGTGGTGTTCTCGGTCAACAAATCACAGGCGGTGTTAGTTTAACTGGTGCAAACGTTGAAAAAGGTTTCTACAACCTTAACAACGGCTACACCTCACCAACTGGTTCTGCTACTGGTTTGACAATTACAGTAGTTGCTTCTGGTACAGTAACTGATGGTGGTTACCCATTGTTTGAAGCTACTTCAACAGATGCATACGAACTTGCAAACTTATTAAGATTCGACGCAGACTTAGTAAGTGGTTCAGCATTCGCAGTTGGTACAATCGGTCTTTCTTCACTTACTGCACAACAATTCAATGTTAAAGACTTTGTTACTGTAACACTTACCTCTTTGGGTAGTGGTCGCCAAGCTCGTCGTCTTACTAGAATTGACCCAACTGATTCAAGCAAAGTTTTGTTTGTTGTCGAAGGAACTGGTTCAATGACCGCAGCAAATTGTAATACTGCACTTGCCGCTGTTACTGCTTGTACATTCACAATCACAGACGACTTCTCTGGAACTCCAGCAGCAGGTACAACCAATGCTCTTGGCGCAGTAGTTGGTACTGATTCATGGGGTCTTGAAGGTAACACCGCAATCCCAGAAATCGATATCAAAGTCGATTCTGTAAGCGTTACTGCTATCACCAAGAAAATGAAAGCAAAATGGTCCCCAGAACTTGGACAAGACCTCAATGCTTACCACAACTTGGATGCAGAAGTAGAACTCACATCAATCCTCTCCGAGCAAATCGGTCTTGAAATTGATCGTGAAATTCTTGAAGACCTTATCAAAGGTGCAACCGCTGGAACCTTCTACTGGTCTAGAAGCCCCGGCCTCTTCGTCAATAAACTTACTGGCGTAGAAGTTGGTGCATCTGCCAAGGCTCCAGACTTTACTGGTAACGTCAGCATGTGGTACGAAACCCTCATTGAAACAATCAATGACGTTTCTGCTCAAATCCACAGAAAGACATTACGTGGTGGTGCAAACTTCCTCGTATGTGGTCCAGAAACCGCTTCAATTCTTGAAATGACTGCTGGTTTCCGTGCTCGTATCGCAGTAGATGATGACAAGGGTGAAGTTGGTGTACAAAACGTTGGTGCAATCTCCAAGAAGTTTGACGTATACGTTGACCCATACTTCCTCCGCAACGTCATCCTCGTCGGTCGTAAGGGAAGTTCCTTCCTTGAAAGCGGCTTCGTATATGCTCCATACGTACCACTCCAAGTCACTCCAACCATCTTTGGTATCGAGGACTTCGTACCACGTAAGGGCGTTATGACCCGTTATGCCAAGAAGATGATCCGTCCAGACTTCTACGGTTTGGTCGTCATCCGTGGCTTATTCGGTGAGTCCGGCGCTTAATAGTTAAACGCTATTAGCAAAAGAAACCCCTCGGTAGAAATATCGGGGGGTTTCTTACTATTTAATATGTTAGTTATCCAATAGGAGGATTTTTATTATGGGTTCTAAATTTAGCGTTTCAAGAATGAGAAAAGAACTTGCAGCACAAACAATGACAAGCGTAACAGTTTCTGCTGATAGTACATTTCAATCTGGTTTAGTTTTGTCCGATGTTGGAACTGTAGCAGCATCTGGTTCAAGTGTTTCATCTTCTGCTGCAATTGTAAGCCATGTTACTATGGTTACTGCTGCCGATGGTACAAAAGGTGTACAACTTCCAGCAGCAACAAATGGTGAAGTTTATGTAGTTGGAAATATTGTTTCCAATCAAACATTGAAACTCTATCCAAGCACAGGATCAGCATTTAATGGTTTCGCACCAAATGCTGCACTTAACTTAACTGGAAGTCAAGGTGCCGTATGTGTATATGCTTCTTCAAGTGTTGGTGATAAATGGATTGTTGCATGGGGTGGAAACGCCTAATCTAAACTAAAACTTTAGTTTATGTTTTATGAGAGCCCCTTTCCAAAAGAAAGGGGTTTCTTTTATTATAAACTATTTATTGTATGGCTGTTCCTACCTTAACTCCTGCCAGCACATTAAGTGCTGTTGTGCTTCCTTCTGCTGGTAATCTTGCTGATGTTCCATCTGCATTACCATTTGGTATTTATTCTAATTCTGCTGCATTTATATCTGGTGCTGCTGATGAAGTAGCATATGTGTACAAGAAACTTGGTGGTGATGTTCTTGATATTGAACTAACAACTGGCAATGTTTATGCAGCATATGAAGAAGCAGTATTAGAATATTCTTATCTTGTCAATTTACATCAAGCAGTAAATGCTTTACCATCAATGCTTGGTAAATCAACAGGCTCATTTGATCAAGATGGCGAGATAACAAATGCATTATCAGCATCAAATGTTGCATTAAAGTATCCTAAATATTCTCTTGATTTTGTTAGAAACTTTGGAAAAGCATATGCACTTGAAGGCGGTTTGTCATCAAACGATCCAATATATTCAGCATCATTAAGTACGATTGTTGATATTCAAGATTATGATTTGCAAGACATAATTGAATCTGCTTCCGTATCTGGTATTGATGTTGATGGAAATAACGTACCATATGCAGGAAAAGTAGGATCAAAGAAAGTTATTATTAGAAGAGTTTTCTATAGAACACCACAATCAATGTGGAGATTTTTTGGTTACTATGGCGGATTAAATGCTGTTGGTAATCTTTCATCTTATGGTCAATATGCTGATGATAGTTCGTTTGAGGTTATTCCAACATGGCAAAACAAACTTCAAGCAATGGCATTTGAGACAGCAATTTATACAAGAAACTCTCATTATTCATTTGAGATCAAAAACAATAAGTTAAGATTATTTCCAGTTCCAAATATCGCAACTCCTCAAAACTTCTGGGTTGAATTCTCTATTCCATCCGATCCTTGGACAGAAAGCGAGACAGGAATTGATACTGGTGTAAATGGTGTAAACAATATGAACACTTTGCCATTTGCAAATATACCCTATGAAAGCATCAATTCAATTGGTAAACAATGGATACGTAGATATGCACTTGCAGTATGTAAAGAAATACTAGGTCATATTCGTTCTAAGTTCGCAACTATCCCAATTCCCGGTGAAAATGTTACACTAAACGGACCAGCATTGCTAACCGAAGCAACAACTGAAAAGAAAGAATTGCGAGATGAATTAAAAACAATTCTTGCCGAAATGACATATCCAAAGATTATTGAACAACAAGGTGCTATGTCGGACAATCTTCAAAAGGTTGGACAAAAAATACCATCCTTGATATTTGTGGGATAAAATAAATGCAAAGACCAATAGACGCTAAAAAATTTACATTACCTTTATCACCATCAAAATTAGAAACTATTGATTATGCTGTATATGATTGGCTAAATGATAGAATAAATGTTAATCTATTATCGCATGAAGGATATAAAAAAGTTCCTATCATTTGGACTTCAGCAGAAAGAGCATTTCAAAGCAAAAACAACAAAGACTTAAGAGATGATGCTGGTAGATTAATTCTCCCTTTGATTTCTGTTGATAGAACAGGTACAAGTCCTGCTGCAAACTTTAGAGGTAAATTTCAAGCATCAATACCATCTAAGTTTGATTATTACAATGGTTCTGGTGTTATATCGATTGATAAGTTAATTCAACAAGCAAAAACAACAGAATTTGCAAATGCTGATGTTTTTAGAAAAGCACAACAATTCAACCAAAAGTCAAAGAATAAAAAAATAGTATATGAAATAATATCTGCACCTATTCCTGTACACGTAAAATGTTCTTATACAATAACGTTAAAAAGTTATTACTTAGAACAAATGAATAGTATGATAACTCAGTTTGTTGCTGTTAATGGACAATCAAGAGTGTTTTCCATACGTCGTGATGGACATAGTTATGAATTATTATATCCAACTGATTCTATTGTCACACTAAATAATAATGTAAAGAACATGCAAAATAATGAAAGAACATATATGTCCGAAATTAAGTTTGATGTTTTGGGATATATATTTTCTGATACAGACCAGAGTGACACACCAAATATTATTATAAGAGAAACAGTTGTTGAATTTAAGTTACCAAGAGAAAGTGTTATTATTAATACACTTAAATAAAACAATGGTATTTTAATAATTTTGTAACTATTTACTTCCAGATATTTAAATAAACATAGGAGTCCTCCAAGCATGTCCGCATCAAGAATCCGTTTCGTTTCTCCCGGAGTTTACATATCAGAATTAGATATGTCTGTTGTTCCAGCAGATGAGGTTGGAGTTGGCCCAATTATCATTGGTAGATCACAACACGGACCATCAATGCGACCAGTACAAGTTGCTTCTTATGAGGATTTCGTTCAATCATTTGGTGAGCCTATTCCCGGTAATATTGGTGGCGATGTTTGGAGAGAAGGAAACTATGCTGCACCAACCTATGCACCATATGCTGCTCAAGCATATTTAAATGCTGGCGTTGGTCCTGTTACTTTCTTCCGTATCACAGGTAAGCAATCACCAAGCGCAACAACTGCTGGAAAAGCAGGATGGCAAACCACAGCAGCAACAGCAAGCGCAACAGTTGCATCAAATGGTGGTGCATATGGCTTGTTTGTATTTGCACAACAAGTATCTGCTGTGCCAGTAACTGGTACTCTTGCAGCAGTTTGGTACATCAATAATGGTGGCTCAATTTCGCTTTCTGGAACACTTAGAGGTGGAGCAGTTCAAGTAACAGGTTCTTCAATCATAGTTGGCGCAACTGGCAATAATGCTGAGTTTACTGCCATAATAAGAGATGCATCTGGCAATCAAGTAACAAAAACTGCTTTCAACTTTGAGCCAAGTTCGGATTTATACATAAGAAAAGTTTTCAATACAAATCCAACATTTGTAAACTCCAATGTAACAACAACTGCTAACAGAGAAATCTATTGGTTAGGTGAAACATTTGAAAGATCAATTGCAGAAGTTGTTGGTCCTGTCTCTACCTTAACTGCCAATTATGGATTTGGTATGATACTTGCATTGCAAAGTGGTTCTTCCAACAAAGGCAATATGAGAATGGAATCACAAGCAGCAGAAACTGGCTGGTTCATTTCTCAAGACCTTACAAGCAATACTAGTTCTTACAATCCAGTTGATATGGCTAAATTGTTCAAATTTGTTGCTATTGAAGAAGGTGAATGGTCGCAAAAGAACGTAAAAGTTTCTTTGGCCAACATCAAAGCAGCAGCATATCCAGATATATATCCATATGGCTCATTTGATATTGAAGTAAGAAGTGCATCCGATCTTGATAAATCAAGAGGTGTTTTAGAGACATTTACCGCAGTAAATCTTGATCCAAACTCGGAAGATTATATCGCAAGAAAAATTGGTGATAAATATTACGAGTGGGATGATGCTAACGAAAGATTAAATGAATTTGGAAACTACGATAACAAATCCAAATACATTAGAATTGTTATGAACGAGGATGTTGATGCTGCTGCAACCGATGCACGTTACCTTCCATTTGGTATTCTTGGTGGTATGAAGTTCAAGGGATTTACAGTATTCTCTGGCAGCGCATATGCTTCAACATTTGGTTCATCAACATCTGCTTCAACACAATTTACAGATGTTTATGCAAAAGGTAATGCAGGTATCGCTGATACTGCTGGAAACGCAAACTTGTTCGTCAACACAGGTCCAGTAGCATTTACTGGTTCTTTCGTATTCCCATCATTTGCAACCCGTGCTGATTATACAGACCACGGAATAAGAAATGTTAAAAAAGCATACTTTGGTGCAGATTATCAAACATCCGACACAAGCGTTGTTTTCGACAGAGGTATAAGCGATCTTGCTTTCCCATTGCCACCAGAGTTCTCCACATTTGACAACACATCATCTGCTACTCAATACTCTTATAAATTCTCTCTTGATGACTTAATCGTTACAAGAAATGCAGTTGGAGCAGTAACTGGTGTTTCATACACAGAAGGTTCAAGAGTTGCAGGTACTTCTGCTACCGCACTTTCTGGTGGTTACTCTTATGTTTTACAAAACGACGTACTTCCTAAATTCACCGTAGCACTTTATGGTGGTTATGATGGTTTCGATATAAAAGAAAAAGAACCAATCGTTAACAATAACATCTTAGATGGTGCTACCGAAACAACAAGTTATGCTTATTACTCACTACAAAGAGCATTAGACACTATTGACGATGTTGACTTTGTTGAGTGTAACTTGATTACAATGCCCGGTGTCACCAATACTACATTGACTGAAAACTTAGTTGAAGTTTGTCAAGAAAGAGGTGATGCATTAGGTATTATCGATGTTGAAAACGATTACGTTCCTGTCTATGAAGATATCTCACTTGATGCTTCAAGCAGAAGACCAGATCCACAAGAAGCAGCAGACAACTTAGTTGATAGAAGCATCAACTCAAGTTATGGTTGCGCTTTCTACCCATACGTCAAAATTCAAGATGATGCTGTCAAACAACAATTGTTTGTACCACCATCCGTCATTGCTCTTGGAACCTTTGCAAGTTCCGAGGCAGCAAGCGAAGTATGGTTTGCACCAGCAGGCTTCGTTAGAGGTGGAATTTCAGCAGGAGCCGCAGGCTTGAACGTAATTGGTATTTCATACAGATTAAATGCTGATGAAAGAGATGAACTTTACGAAGCCAACATAAATCCAATTGCTTCTTTCCCATCCGAGGGTTTGGTTATATATGGCCAAAAGACACTACAAGTAACACCATCTGCACTTGACAGAATTAACGTTCGTAGATTAATGTTATATGTCAAGAGAGAAATAACAAAGATATCAAAACAAATTTTGTTTGAGCAAAACGTTGAAGCAACTTGGGCTGAGTTTAGCAACAAAGCAAATATATTCTTAAGAAATGTTGCTTCCCGTGGTGGTCTTACAGATTACAGAGTTATTCTTGATAATACTACAACAACACCAGATTTGATTGATAGAAATATTATGTACGCCAAAGTATATATCAAACCAGCAAGATCAATAGAGTTTATTGCAATTGACTTTATCATCACACGCTCTGGTGCGACATTACCAACATCACCAGCATAATTTATTAGATTTTTAGATTTTTATAAATTGATACTATTTAGGATATAAGGGAGAAATTAAACAATGCCATTCTGGAGTGCTGTTAACGGAACAAGTCATGATCCAAAAAGACAATCAAGATTTAAGGTATCTATTCCTGCCTTAAATAATAAAGAGACTGTGTGGTATGCTAAGTCTTGTACCAAGCCCGCCGCTGAAGTTAAAACAGCACAACACAGATTTCTAAATCATACGTTTAATTATCCCGGTTCAGTTACTTGGAACGATGTTGATATTGAGTTAGTAGATCCAACTGATCCAGTTGATGCAGCAGCATCATTAGCACAACTTTTGGCTTTTATGGGCTATCAAATTCCAAGTGGCGAGTCAAATTTGATCAATATTTCTAAAAGAAAAGCAACTACTGCTCTTGGTACAATAACTATATCTCAAATAGATGATCAAGGACAGCCAATAGAACAATGGACGTTAAATCAAGCATTTGTTAAAAAATTTGATTGGGGTTCATACAAATATGATAGTGATGACTTAAATACGTTAAAATTAACAGTTACTTACGATTGGGCTTCTTGTATAAAAGAAGCAAAGAGTCTTGATCCTGCTAATCAATCTAATGCAGTTAGTGTTAACGATTCCAAATCATACTGGAAAGATACAAGTAGCGACGACACATTAATATAAAAATAATAGAGGTGTATATTGCGTAATAATGGTGATAGATTTAATCAATCACCAGATGTTCCCCACGATCAATCAGTACCAAGCACAACATTAGAATTTGTTGTACCTACTGAGTTTGTGGAAATACCATCTGGTGGTGAGTTTTACCCTGCCGGTCATATTCTACATAAACAACAACAAATAGAATTTAGACATATGACTGCAAGAGAAGAAGATTTATTAACTTCTCAAACACTAATCAAGAAAGGCATAGCAATTGACAAGATGTTGCAAAACATAATTGTCAATAAAGCAATAAGCGTTGAACAATTATTATCTTGTGATCGTTCTGCTCTTATGGTTGCCGCAAGAATAACAGGCTATGGCGAAGAATATAACTTCAACTTAAATTGTCCATCTTGTGGAACAAAAAACGAAGTTAAATACGACCTTACTTCTGCTAATGTTAATTATGGTAAAAATCATGAAGAAGGAGAAATTCAATATTCTCCTATTGGAACCTTTTTGGTAACCATCCCAAAGACAGGCTACAAAGTAGAAATGAGATTATTAAATGGTCGTGATGAAAGAAATCTTTTTGAGTTAAACGAAAACAGAAAAAGAAAGAACCTTTTGGAAGCAGCATCGACAGATCAACTAAGAATGTCAATTGTTGGTATTAATGGGATTTCTGATCAACAAACAATTGATAAATTCATTTCTACTATAAGAGCAATGGATGCAAAATATTTAAGAACAATGTATAAGAAGATTTCTCCTTCTCTTGATATGAAAACTGACTTTGTTTGTTCCTCTTGTTCTCATACGCAGGAGGTCGATATCCCGCTTACGGCAGAGTTCTTTTGGCCTAAGTAGTAAATATATGGAATCAGTTTATGAAAACTTTTTCTATATGAAATACTATAGCGGTTGGAGTTTTACAGAATTTTATAATCTTCCAATTGGTTTGAGAAATTGGTTCGTTAAAAGATTATCAAATCAAATAGAAAAAGAAAATAAACAAACAGAAGAAGCAAATAAAAAGAAATAGATAAATACTTCAACGTAAACAATGCAGAGATAAACCTCTGCATTTTTTATTTGTTTTCTATTTATAGATGTAGGGATACTTTAATTTATGGCTAATATTGATGATGCAATGAAAGATGTTGAAAATGCGGCCAAGTTTGTTAACGAAACAGGACAAAACGTTAACGAAGCCGCTAAAAAACAAAGTGAATCATTTAATAAATTGGCTTCATCAAATGTTGATTTGGTTAAAGCATTTGGTGAATTAACACAAAAAAGCGAATCTGTTGGAAAAGGTTTGCTAAATGTTGCTGAAGCAGTAGGTAAAACATTTCTCACATTTGAGGGATTGTCAAACTTATTTAATAATATTGGCAACTCAATAGTTGGGAATAGCCAGCAGTTGGCAAATGCATTTGAGCAAATGAGAGCCAATTATGTTAAAGCAACTGGCGATATTATAACTCCTACTAGTGAAATGTCAAAGGTTATGATAGAAGCATCTAACAATATTGCTGGTTTTGGTGTTGATACATCAAATGCTGCTCTTGCAATTAGAACATCTCTTCCACAAATTTCTATGGAGTTTGTGAGAGCAACAGAAGGTGTAAATGCTTTTACCGATGCACAAAAAGAAAATTTAATTTATACAACAACACAAATTAGTCAATTGGAAAAATTAGGAGTTAACTCTAAAACAACTGCTCAAAACGTAAGACTTGTAGCAGAATCTATGGGACTTTCTGCTACAAGCACAAAACAAGCAGGAGATGAAACTGTTAAAGCAACTCTTGCTTTAGCAAGTATGAACGGTTCATTAACAGAGTCTGCACAATTAATGCAGACATATGGCGATATTGTACAGATATTTGGTAATGATACATTGTTGAAATTACAAGGACAAGCAACAGCAACAGGTATTGCTCTTGATTCATTAGTGCAAGTTGGTTCTAAATTTGATACGTTTGAGAGTGCTGGAGAAACAGTTGGAAGGTTTAATTCCTTATTAGGTGCAGATTATCTTGGCGTTACAGAAATGATGTTTGCTGAACCTCAAGAACAAGTAAAATTGATTTCGCAAGCATTTCAAGATGCTGGTGTTTCTATTGAAGGTATGGACCCAATACAAAAGAAGTTTTTGGCAACAACAATACAAAGTACACTTGGTCTTAAAAGTCAAACAGAAGCATTAAGATTCTTAAATACAAATGAGTTTGAGAGAGGCGAGATATTAGCCGAAAAAGCCAAAAAAGAAGAAGATAGTGCAAACGCACAAGAAAGATTAAATGCACTTATCAACAATTCTGTACCTGCTATGGAATCCTTTATGAAAACAATGCAAAGTCTTACTGCTTTATTTTCGCCATTTTTTACCGGAATTAATTCCGTCCTCTCCGCTCTTACTCCATATGCAGAAGAATTAAGTATGTGGCTGAAAGATTCACCGGGATGGTCAATGGCAATTGGTACTGTTGTTATTGTATTAGGTATTTTAACGGGCACTCTTGGTACAGCAACAACGGCTCTCGGTGGATTTGGAGCAGCAATGGGTGGAGCATTTGGAGGTGCTGCCGGGGCAGCAGCAGGAACATTTTTAACTGGTCTTTCAGCAGGTTTGGCTTCCTTAACGGCAGCAGCACCAGCAGTACCAGTAATATTGGCCATTGGAGCCGCCTTCGTTCTCCTTGGTGGCGGTATTTATCTTGCTGCGACAGGTATGGGAAATTTTATTTCTTCATTTGCCAAATTAACTCCAACATTAGAAGCCCTAGAAAAACTTAGTTTTACACATTTAACAGGAGTTGCAGCAGGCTTAAACATCGTTGCTGATGCAATTATTAATGTTGTCGATGCCTTAAACACACCAACAAATCTTGAAATATTAGAGAGAATTGAAAAAGCAGGAAACATTATGAAAACAGCAGGAGGAACAACTGGTGTTGGTACTACTACTGTTGCTCCTGTAACAACTACAATGGCAGAAAAAGTAAACATATCAATTAAAGAAATACACGTTAAGTTTGATGATACAACAGCATTTAAGTCAAAAGTACAACAAATAATTTTTGATGATGGTTCAAGATTTGCTACAGAAGTAGCAAAAGTACAACCTCGATAGATAAAGGAGATAGAACATGGCATTTTTTACTGGAAATCCCGGTAGTATTAAACCACCTAAACCACAATCAACAACTTATACATCTGCTGACTATTATATTGCCAACACTCCAGAAAAAGCAAAAGAGTGGCAAATAGCAGACAATAACGGAGGTGCTGTTCTAAATTCTATTGATACTTCTATTGAGAGAGGAGATAATGGACCAGAAGATTACAACAGTTATTATGGCACAGCAAGAGCAGCAAAACTTTTCATTAGACACCTTGCAACAGGATATTCTGTAGCATTTCCAGCAATTTTAGATGCATATGATGAATCATTTTCAGTTAACTTTAACGCCGAACAAGTTTATGGCAGGATGGACCCAATACAAAGATATCAAAACACAACAAGAAAAATTAATGTTTCATGGAAAGTATTGGCATATGATGAAGATCATGCACATAGAAACGGACACGCACTTTCCGCATTAACACAATTCTTATATCCTGTTTATGATAATCCAGATGGTTCTTGTTCTAATGCTTCTGTTATTCGTGAATCACCTTTATTAAGAATTAGATTTGCCAATCTTATGCAGAAAAATGCAAGAACATTAGGTGAAAACCCAGACTTAGGAGAAAACTATATCAACAATGGTCTTCTTGTTGCTCCTTCTTCTTTTGCTTATGCTCCAAACTTGGAAGCAGGTTTCTTTGTAAATGAAAAGGTTCACTTGTTTGCAAAAGAAATAAAAATATCAATGAACTTTACAGTTGTTCATGAAGAAACACTCGGTTGGAGAAAGGCTACTAACGGTGTATATCATTGGATAGGAAAACTAAAAGATAATACTGGTGAAACTAACGGTGCAACAGATTTTCCTTGGGGTAACGATGAAACTGAAAATAATATATTGACAAGACAAGCCACGGGAAATAAACAAAATCCATTTGATTATACTCCAGTACAAGCAACCAATACATTAAATGTACCAAGCAATGCACCCTCAGGCGAAATCGTATAAACCACAGGATAACAAATAATGTCAAGAATATCAAGAACAAGAGTAATAACAACAACAAACGAACTTGTCAAAGATTTAAGAGACTTAAAAAGTATCTCTCACTTTATCACACCAAACTTTCCTCCATTAACGGATGGACAATTTAATTCATTGCAATTCTTTACTCATATTTGGAAAGAAGGAGATAGATATCATAAACTATCTACTAAGTATTATCAAGATCCAACATATTGGTGGATTATTGCAAGGTTCAACGGAAAACCAACAGAAGCACACTTGACAATTGGTGATGAAGTTTATATTCCTGTTCCTTTTGAGAGAATTGTAACGTATTATAGAGGTTAAAATGGCAAGTTATCCACCACCCGGTAATTCTAGTGAAGTTGAAGAAGCAAACTTGTTATTCCAGAATAATGTTATTACTGAAATTGAAAAAAATAGACTAACAGTATCTGGAGGTCCAGCAGTAAGAGAAGCGTATATTTTATGGATACAAGGTGCATCTAAAATAGTGGTTGAATATTATAGTCCGGGAAATATTGATTGGGGTACTTATACTGGACAAAGCACACGATATGTTGAATATAATGGCAAAGAAGTTCGTGCAAGTTGGCTCTTGTTAAATGGAGTTCGTTATCCCGGTAGAATAAGAGGTACCAGACCTTCTCCTGCTACTACCAACTCTAGTTCTCCAATAAGTATAACAGCATCGTCAACAAATAATTCTAATTCTGCTACCACTCCCCCGACAAAAGCACCAACTACTGCCACCGCAGCATCTACAGCAGTAGCACCACCAGCAGTTGCTGTAGCACCTCCCGCTGCTCCTGCGACACCAGCACCAACTGCTGCTGCTAGTTCTACATCAACTGCTACTTCTGGTGGTACTTTTGCTTCCGGTCCCAGCGGAGCGGGCAGCGTCATAGTTCCAGCAGGTACCGCCGCAGCCACACCCCCTCCACCTCCTCCACCCGCACCCCCAGCCGCACCAACTCCTGCAACAACAGCCCCCGCATCAACAACAGGTTCTGCGGCAGATGAAAGAATTGAAGCACAATGCATCTTAATTGATTACATAAGCACATTATCGCAAGACAATTACAAATGGAGAAAAAGCACAAGTAACAATAAAGACTTTTATGATAAAGCAACCGCTAATGGTGGTGGAGGAACAAAAAACTATTATATGATTGGTATGACAGGCGATGGAGAAGATTTTTCATCTTTAATCAATGGCTCACAATTAAAAGGAAAGTTTCTTGATTTCACAACAGCACAACTCTCTTCATTAACACCAGTTGTAAAACTATACAAAGTACAACAACAAGAAGATGGTTCAACATTAGATTATTTAATTCCTTTTCCAACACATGCTGCTTGGTTAAATGCAACAACAAATACGGGTCAAATTCTTAAAAATGATTTGCAAAGTCTTAATGCTTTTGATCCAAATAATCAATCGCCAATTAATGTAGGATTGAAAAGTTTTGATTGGCAATTTGAGGGATCAAATCCAGTATCTTCCAAAGTTGATATCAAAGCAAAACTTGTTTTGTTTGCAAAAAGTTTAACTGACTTAGTTGAAGAATTTGATGTTTTTAACTATGATAATCCACAACCTCAAATACAAAGATTTAAGTACGCTGATTTGATTTTAAGAAGTGGTAAAAAGTTTAACGATGCTAAACAATACGATCCAAAATACTATAAATTAAAAATACAAATTGGTTGGAAAACAGAAAATACAACTTTATTCGATCAACCTCAAAGAGATAGTTTAGAAGTAAATACAACTACCTTATCTTTAACATTAGTCGATCATAGTTTCAGTTTTGATCAAGATGGTTCTGTAACGTTAACAGCAGATTACAGAGCATATACAGAAAGTGTTTTAGCAAGTCAAGATGCAGATTTTATTAGAACTTATGAACAACAAGTAGAAGTTGACACAATACGAAATCGTTTGTATATAGACAATAAAATTCTTTCTTCTGATCCGAAAGATCCAGATAGCGGGGTTAATCAAGGTGATATTGATGCTGCAAAGAAAAGTCACGAAGCAGCAACTAAGAAATATCAAGAAACAATTGATAGATTAAATCAAGATGCCTTTGCTAGCATTGTAAATGAATTAAATAATAAAGGAGCAATTTATTATATTCAAGTTAACGTAGAGGCATATGCACAAGCAAAACAAGGAGTTAAGCAAAGTTCTAATCTTAGCCAAACAGAAATAGAAAGAATAAATGCCGAAAGACAAACATTAGAAGCACAAATTGCAGCATTAAAACAACAAGTTAGAGATATTAATTCTAGCGGTGCTGTAACTTTTACAGACCGTACTAAAGTAGCAGGTTTACAACGAAAAATTACAGAAGCGCAAACAGAATTAAACGCATTACCAATTACATCTCTTGGTGCAGCAACTACAACATTTGGAAACGTATTAAACAAAAAACCTGCTCCATCGCAAATAGCAACAGATGCAATAAAAGCAATTCGTGGTGCAACATCTGGACAATCTAATACTGATTTGAGCAGTCTCGTTCCAGAAGAGCAAGATGGTCATAAAACAGTATCTTTCTTTTATTTAGGTGATTTATTTGCCATTGCTATAAAAAGGATGTATCAAAAAATGGAAGTTGATACAATTACAACTTCTCAAGGATTACAAGTTACCGTCGATACTTCACAGAATTTAGAAAAACCAAAATTTATATTTGGTTCTGCATTATTTAGAGATGTTAAAGATACTACATCTTTAACAAGCGTCAATATTCTTGATGTTCCTGTAAGTGTTGAGTGGTTTACAGAGTGGTTTGCAAATGAAATTATTTCTCAGCAAAGAGAAGTATATCCATTGTTATATTTTATTCGTGATCTATCAAGCAAAATAATTGATAACTTGGTTAATTCTTATTGTGATAAGTCTGGTGTATTAAGAAGCAGAAATAAAATTAATACATTGTTGTTTCCAATTAAAAGATTTGGAAAAGATATTAATGAACAATCCGATATATTAATAGAACAAGGAATTGCTCCAGCAGATGATTTACCTGTTGATCCACAAATAAATGATTATGTGCATGATTACGCACCAAAACTTGGAGAAACTCAAAACTTACAAGAATATATTGCTATATATTGTCAAGACAGAAGAGCACCACCCACAATTGACTGCGAAGTAGATGAGAAAAAAGGAAGATATCATTTTTATTTTGGAAAAGATAGAGGATTAGTTAAGAAAATTAACTTTACTAGAACACAAACAATTGGATCGCGTGAATTAAATTATGTACGTGAGTCTAGTGGTTTAGGCTTAGAACAATTGATGACACCATATGATTTAGAAATAACAATGGTTGGAAACAATTTAATGTATAACGGTATGATGATATTCATAAATCCATCTGGGTTTGGTAGAAAAATAGGACAACCAGATGATCCAAGTTCAATATCATATAAACTCAAACTTGGAGGGTATCATTTGGTTTATCGTGTAGAAAATATGTTAGGAATAGATGGATTTGAGACAAGAGTAAAAGCAAAATGGATAGGTTCTGGATATTCTTCACCATTAGTTAAGGGTGATAGTGGAAACATTTATGGTTCCAACACACCAGTAAACAGAAAGTAAAAGGAATATATAATAATGCAATCAAGATATTCTTCATTTAATGGTAACAACAATCTTTCATCAAAACAAGCATTTAATGAAAGATTAAAATATGAGATTGGTATTGTTACTCACAATGTAACTGGTTCACAAGTTGTTGATGAAACACAAATTCCAAAACCAATGAAAAAGTTCTTTGTTGGAGAATATCAGTATTATGGCAAAGTAGATGAAAACTTACAAGCAGTTTTCGCAAGAAAAGAAAAACTTAAACTTATATCACAAAAAAATGGATTGTTTGTTTTAGATTTTGTCCAAAAACAATTTAATTTATTAGTCGAAACTTTTACAAAATGTGCAACAATTGGGACAATTAAAAAAGATGATAAATTTCTATCTGTTATAAAACCAGAAAAAGCATTTGTTTCTTTAGATGATAGATATAATGAATATATGTCTAACTTAATTACAAATTTTAACAATGTAGAAGTTACAAGAAACGCTACTAAAATATTAGATTTTAATAATTATATGGATTTCTTTATAAAATATAATACACTAAATGCTCAAACTAATCCAATGACAAAGAGTGGATTTCTTAAAAGTAATTTCTGTCCTATGAACGTATCGGGGTTGGTAATAGAGATAGCAAACTTGCAATACTCTAATGATACACAAAAGTATAACTTTGTACAATCTCCAAACTTTGATTTTTTTATGAACGCATGTATAAAACATGGATTTTTTATTGATTATAATTCACCTAGTAGAATTGTTGCAGATATTGACTCACCTGTTATGATTGATGCAATGGCTAGTTTGGGATACAATAGAGACTTCATATTTCAATCACATTTTGATAATGTTACAAATTTAGAAATACAAAATATAAGAGATATGTTTTATAATGGTTATAATGGTTTTGTTAAAAAAAGACCATTTGAGAAATTAGTATACGAGTGTACTAATAGAACATTAAAGTCTCAATTTGTTGATAGAACGCTATTGACAAAAACTTCCGTTACCTCTATGGTAAGTAACGAAGAAGCACTAAAAATATATATTAAAATGAGAGCCAACGAACAAAACATACAATTTTCTGATCAAGAATTAAATTCTGTTGTTTCCAAAACACTTTCACAGTTCAATAACTTAGGTGTACAATTTGCCACAAATTATGTTGAAAGCCAGATAAAACAGAAAGAATTAGTTGGATCTGGCACGATCAATTCTATTGTGTTAAGTTTAGAGAACAGACTGAAGGGTTCATGATTTTTGAGGTAATCGACAATAAGTACGATTGTTTTGGTTATTTCTTTGACGGCAACATTTCTCATAGTCCACCAGATAAAGATGAACAACATTTTTGTTGGACTTATAATCCAGTTTTGGATAATTATAGTAATGTCCATTATGTTTCGTTATATTGTGGTGGAAAAACAATTAGCGAAGTATGTCCTCAACATCTTGCAGAAGATTGGAAATACTTAAATGATAAGTTTAAGGCTTTCTTCCGATCATTTTTTCTTTCTAAGATTGACTTGGAACAGAACTGCTATTACGATATGGTGCCGTTGTCCTTCTTGGTTGATTACTTTTCTGTAAAGACCAAGATAATTCAGCATGTTGTTGAGAATTATCAAAAGCCAAACAATTATGACCATCTTGTTGAGGTTATGAAAGTTTGCAATAACATTTCTAAACAACAACTTAATATTGATACTTCCGTGCTTGATCTTAAAATTGCAAATCCTGCTGTAAAAAGAGCAAAGATTAAGTACAATAATTTGTCTCCGTATATCAAGTATGATATTTTTGGAACAAAGACAGGAAGACTTTCTACTATTCCAAATTCGTTTCCTATTCATCAACTTGATAAGGAATATAGAAACGTAATTAAACCAACAAACGATTGGTTTTTGGAACTTGATTTTAACGGAGCAGAACTACGAACATTTCTTGCACTTGCTGGTAAAGAACAGCCAAAAGTTGATATTCATGATTGGAACATAGAGAACATTTTTAATGGTGATATGGATAGAGAAGACGCAAAGAAGAAGATTTTTGCATGGTTATATGGTGATATTGATAATAAGAAAGCAGAAGAGATATACAACAAAGAATTGGTAAGAAGTAAACATTGGGATGGAAGCAAAGTTACAACGTATTGGGGAAGAGAGATAGAAGCAGATAAACACCACTCACTTTCGTATATTGTTCAATCTACGTTTGCTGATTTGGTGCTCAAGCAAATGGTAAAAGTTGCAAAACTATTGGAGGGCTATAAATCTTATATTGCATTTACAATTCACGACAACATTATTGTTGATTTGGCAGATGACGAAAAGCATTTGCTTCCAAAGATTGTAGATGTATTCTCAGCAACAGAGTTTGGTAAGTTTTTGGTAAATATCAAAGCAGGATCAAACTTTGGAGAAATGAAGAAAATTAGTTATAAACAAACTATTTAATGCAAAAGGATTATTATAATGGACCAAGTTGTTGAAAAGATGATCGAGATGGAGCAACAACTCCGCATATGGCATTGGCAGACAAAACTTTTTTCAAGACACCAAGCATATGGACAAACTTACGGTGCCCTTGGTGATTTAATTGACTCATTTATGGAAGTCTATATGGGTAAATATGATAGAGTTTCTGCTCCATCATCTATCCAACTTCAAGACTTAGGTGAAAATGTAGAAGAGAAACTTGAAGAATATACAAACTTTCTTGTTTCTATATCAAATGAATTAAGCGATGCTGATACTGATCTACTTAATATTCGTGATGAAATACTCGCACTTCTTAACAAGTTGAAATACTTGTTGACACTTAAATAAACTATGAGAAAAGAGAAACAAATAATTCAAGAGTGTAAAAACCTTGTAGAGCAAAACGAACCTTTCCAAAGAAAGATGAGAGCAAAACACTCTCGTCTTAAGAAAAGGGTTATTGGTCATGGTGGACAAGCAAATACTCCTCCATTTACCCAAAAACCATCAATGGAACGTTCTAAGTCTGCTCCTCCAATTGGAGAAAACGTTTATCACATAGACGAAGGATTATTTGATTTCTTTAAGAAGAAAGATAAACCAGAACAAAAAGAAACTGAAAAATATACAGATTTTGATAAGATGCACGATAGAATATACATTGGCTCTGCACCAATAAATAAAGGCAAAGTAATGGCTAATGTACTGGATAACCCAGAGTTTGATAAAATTTATATTATGTCTAATCAAGTTGCAGATGTAATTAAGAATTATTACGATAGAACTAACGAAAGTATACCAAGTAAATTAGTTTTATCTTATTCTATAAATGATACAGAAAATCCTACTGATGATGAAAAGACTAAATTACTTTCATCTGGTAATGATGCTGTTAAATTCTTACAGCAAAATCCTCAATCATCTGTTTTGTTTACTTGTTCGCACGGATTAAATCGTTCTGCTACTGGTGCTTGTTTAACTGCTATGCAGTTATTTGGTATGTCTGCTGATGAAGCAATTAAAAAAGCAGTACAAGCAAGAGGTGATAAGGCTTTAACTTATCCCGGCAAAAAAGCACAGGAGCACCCATTTACAAATATCCTCCGTGGTGTTAAATAAGTATTAGTGGAGAAAACGTGGAAAGAAATCCAAAAGACACAAACGAGACAGTTGTTATTGTCGTTGTAAAAGATAAGAAGGTTTTAATCGTTCAACGCTCAAAAACTGATTATTGGATGCCTTTGCATTGGAGTTTGCCCGGTGGACATATTATGGTAGGAGAAACTCCATATCATGCTGCTAAACGTGAACTTGAAGAAGAAACTGGTATCAAAGCAAAAATGATTAGTTATGTTGGAACCAAAAAAGCATTTAATAACAATAAACTTTATCTTTATGTTTGTGATGATTTTGATGGTGATGTAAAACTTAACTTTGAGCACTCAGATCACAAGTGGATCACAATTGATGATGTTGACAACCACAAGACAACACCAAAACTTAAGCAGTTTATTGCTGATGCTCTTGAGATACCATTAGGCTATTACTAATGAATATCCTTGGGATTGGAAAAATAGGTTCTGCAATAGCAGAAAAGTTTAATAGTTATCCACAATATTCTGTATTCAAGATATCTCCAGATGTTAAGACAGATAAGAGCAACTATTTTCTTGAAGACTTATCCGATCCAGAGCAATACGATAATCAAATTATAAATCCTAATTTCAAGATTGAAACTGAGTTAGATGTAATCATGTGTGGTGAAGACCTTATGTGTGCTTCATCATTAAGAATTCTTGAAAACTATAAAGATTGCACAATAAGAATATTTTATATTAAACCACAACAAAAGTTTTTGTCCGAGACACAAAGGATGACAGACAAAGTTGTGTATAATGTATTACAAGAATATACACGTTCCAAAAGATTTGACTCGATGTTTATCTTTGAGTATGATATACTTGTCAAAACGATAGGAAAAGTTCCTCTTACACAAGTCAAAGATAAATTACATACTCATATTTGTTCTAATATTCACATGATCAATTTTCTTGATAACAATGAACCAGTTATGTCAAATTATCAAGAAACACCAGTTACATATTGTATCAATACTATTGGACTTATGAATTTTGATGATGGAGAAGAAAATAAATTCTTCATGCTTGACAATGTTAGAGAGAAGAGATATTATTACTGTATCAATGACAAACAACTTAACACCGATGGAGAGTTATTTGACACCATAAGCAATCAAATTGATTCTAAAATTGAAGAAAACTGTTCTATTATGTTTGGCGTATATTCGTCCAATTATGACGTAAATTATTGTTACGTAGTTTATAAATCCCCTTATATACAAAAGTAGGTATTATGGAATCTGCATACAAGATTACCTTCACTAAGAAGGATGGTACTCTACGTACTATGCTTTTCTGTGAAGTTAAAGATTTACCAAAACAACTGATTAGTGATAGAATTAAAAATAGTGGTGTGAATCGTGTTCTACAAGATGGAAATCGTGTAGTATATGATCTAGAGGCAAGGGATTTTCGTATCATCAACGAAAAAACCATGATTGGACAAATTGAAACAATCTCTCTTGACTCTGTGTTTAGTAGTGGTTATATTTTCTAATGGCGGGACAGGAAATTTGCTGTTTCGTTCTTAACAACAACAAGGAGTATTATTATGGGACTTGATCTTGCAAAAATGAAGGCAAAACTTGATTCACTTAACGGAAAGAGTGGTGGGTCATCAAATACAAATATGTGGAAGATTGAGGCAGGACAACACTCAATCCGTATTGTTCCTACCGAAGATGGTGATCCATTTAAGGAAATGTGGTTTCACTATGGTGTAGGAAATCAAAATTTCCTTTGTCCAAAGAAGAATTACAACGAGACTTGTCCTGTATGTGAATTTGCTTCACAACTCTGGCGTGAGGGTACTGCTAACGAAGATAAGGAAAGCCAAAAGATGGCAAAGGACTTGTTCCCTCGCCAACGTTTTATGTCTCCAATCATCGTTCGTGGTGATGAAAAGAAGGGTGTACAAATCTGGTCATATGGCAAGCGTGCATATGAAACCCTTATTCAACTTGTTCTAAATCCAGATTATGGCGATATTACTGATCCAGAAACTGGGTTTGATCTTGTAATTGACTATACTAAGCCAACTACTCCCGGTGCCTTCCCAGAGACTAAGATCACTCCTCGTCGTAAGGAGTCTCCACTTTGCGATCCAGCATATGGTGGCCCCGCTAAGTGTAAGGAACTTCTTGATACTATTCCAGATTTTACTACACTTTACAAGCGTCATACTACTGCTGATGTGCAAAAGATTCTTGATAGTGCTCTTGCATCCGATGAAAGTGCAGAAACTTCATCCCGTGAAATTGTAAAGGGTGGAGTTAAATCTAAGGGTACTGCATCGTCTGTTGATGCAGCATTTGAGGAATTTTCGGCTAAGTAATTCTTAAATAAACTAATGGGACGGGTATATCTTGTGATATACCCGTCCTTTTTTGTTTTATTTACTATTTATTGTTATGACCAAGTTTGATATAATACTTGAAAATTGGAAAAAATATACATCCAATTTAGTTGAAATTTCTCCCGATTGGAGAGCAAAAGAAGATGCCAATACAGACAAGATTTCTCCTGCTGGTCATTATGGTGCCTTAAAAGGCAAAATACCACAAAACAAACAAGAACAACAAGTAAATGACGAGTTTGTTCAGTTTGCAGCAAAAAACTTTGATCGTATTTTTAATACTGATAATTATTATACACAACTAACTTCTACATTAGCAGGAAGAAGAAAACTTATCGCTGATGTTACAATAAAAGGCAAAGATAAACCACTTGCTGGTGATATTATGCACGCTTTACTCCACGAAATGATTTTAAGATTTTCATATAAACAATTCTTAAAAAAACAAGGTAATCTTGAGCAATACGATTTGTGGATGAATATTATGGAAACCATAGTGTATTATTTACAAAATGGATATTCTGGAACTAATCCTAAGCCATTTGGTAATTGGATATACAATAGAATTATTGAAACAATCGGTAAAGATAAGTTGCCAGAAGAAATTGGTAGTAATGATTTATACAAATTATTTGTAGAAGTATTTACAAAAGGTACAAAAGATAGACCTAATTTTAATCAAATACAACAAATTCCAGAAGCCATGAGAAATCCATTTTTAAGAGATATTCGCAAAGCACTACCAGCAGATAATCGTATGGTAAATCCAGTAGAAGCATTTACAAGTGCAGTTAAAAATTTAGTTATCAATATCCATAAAGGCTCAAATTCTAGAACATTTTTGGTTGATGAAAATGGAAAAGACATTAGCAATCAATTTTTAACATTTTATAATGTTTTAGAAAGAAAAGCCAAACAATTGCAAATAATATAAAAAACCTTGATTGTATTAGCATAAGGTGTTATAGTTGTTTTACCATTGAGGTTTAATAATGGCTAAGAAGACTACAACAACTAAAAATGGAAAATTATCAATTGCAGAACTTAAAGATTTAATCAATAAAAAAGCAGGTAATGAAGTAGCATTTAATCTTATTGATGATAATCCTACTGATGTGTCCGATTGGATTCCAACTGGTTCTCGTTGGTTAGATTCAATTATTTGTAAAGGAAAAATGGCAGGTATTCCAGTAGGAAAGATTACAGAGATTGCTGGTCTTTCTGCTTCTGGTAAGTCATATATGGCAGCACAAATTGCTGCTAATGCCCAAAAACAAGGGATTGATGTAATCTATTTTGATTCCGAGTCTGCGCTTGACTCCGATTTTCTTGCAAAAGCAGGATGTAATGTAGAGAATATTTTGTATGTTCAAGCACAATCTGTTGAGTTTGTTCTTGAAACTATTGAAGAACTACTTGGTGCAAATAACAATAAAATGTTGTTTATTTGGGACTCTCTTGCTTTAACACCAGCAAATGCCGACCTTGAAGGAGATTTTAATCCTCAATCCACAATGGCACAAAAACCACGTATTCTGTCAAAAGGTATGTCGAAACTTGTTCAGCCAATCGCAAATAAACAATCTACTTTGGTAGTATTAAATCAACTTAAAACAAACATCACTAGCACGCCCGCAGAGGCCCTTGTAGAGCCTTACTTCACTCCCGGTGGCAAAGCACTACCCTATGCTTACTCGTTGCGTGTATGGCTTACTGGACGCAAATCTAAGGCATCCTATGTAACCGATGACA